CAAACACTTTTCAATCAACGCGCGGATTGGTTAACCGCAAAAGAACGGTTGAAAAGTGATATACTACTTCAGGCATACACTGTAGAAACTTGTGACCCATGTAAAAATCCAATATCCTTAGCAAGATGCAAACATCTTACAAAGGCTTGTATATAAAACCATGGTTCATCAAGAACACTGTGTAAGATGCATAAGCATCTCGCCTAGGTATGGAACAAAGCATTCCATGCCCCTCCTCGGCCACCGAGGAGTATCCTGTCTCATTATCTAGAGACTCTTACGGTTACTTTAAAGTCGTAACATGACTATATGTAAAATTATGAAGTTGCAGGTATAGATGATCCGACCCAAAGATATCTATAGCGGCGGGGGGTCCGGGTATGAATAGAGAACAGGAGCTCCTACAAACATACCCAACTGGAAATCTTCAGCAATACTCACAAAAGTATCAATCCTCATATCAGAACCATCAGTGCCATCCGTAACATCCACACTAAGTTGATGCGAAAGCTCGGTTGCATTATAAAGCTCCTTGAGCCTTGCTGGACTGAAACGTTGACCATGTGTATAATACACTGTTTCGTATTCCAAACATGGATTTACTGAAACAGGCGTTACATGAGTACCTGAAATTCCCGGACGACTAGATTTTTGAATATTTTTGCGTCTTAATCCAAGAACTGCGTCATCAACTGAATATGACGCTGAATTATTACCGGTACCACCAGGATCATTACGGGTGACCCACATAGATCCCCTAAGCGTATTATGTGCATTGAGGATAGCTTTCCGTCTAATAGCCCCACGTCTACACGCATATGCAGGTGTTAAATAATTAAGCAACATCATTGAACAAAAATTATAACCTGATATGCTAGGAATGGAGTCAGTAGCGTCATCCTGCCCTCCAGCTTCCCAACCACGACTAAAAGGAAAATCTGTAATGTTATATGCAACAATACGCTTCCCCGTTCCAATAGTGTCTGGGAAGTAAGAATTGTGATACTGATACCGTCTCAACACCTCGCGAAAAGATTTGACCCTCTCACCTTGGTACACTAAGTATTCATTCTGCTCCTTAATGTAGTCATTTGCACCAAAGGTTTGAATTTCCTCTGCACAACAAGGTGCATTAGATTGATCCATGGTGCTTGCCAATGATGGGGCAATTTCAGATTGTTCCTCGAATAGAGACAAATTCTTCAAATGCTTTTCCGTTGGTGACGCAAGTGCAAAATCGTCTCCAGCTGCCACCCAAATTTGAATCTTAACATCCGCCGATGTTTTAGAAGGGGTTGCAAGCTCATTGACGACGTAGACACTAAGTGTCCCATTGCTGTAGATGGAATCAGGAGATATGGGTGAAGCATCACTATGAAGAGTAGTTGAACCCATAGTTTCAATTCCTCTCACAAATTGCCAAGCGGCTGGCTCTGCCCATTTGACTTCATATTCAAAATCCCTATTTTCAGAAATATCTATGGTAGTAGAATATACCTGATTATAGGGAACAGCTCCCCCGGGATTGGCTAAAGGGTTGTAAACAATCCTCAACCTACCGCGATGATATTCCGAACAAACAACATTAAATCTAAATTTAATACTGCCTTGCCAGAAATCAAAAGGAGTTGCAGCGTAAGCTAAAGCAGTAGAATGAATTTCTCCCACTGGAGGCGCAGATAGAAACTGACCATAACTCGGTTCTACTTTGAAAGATGTAAGTAGAGAATCTGTCACGGCACTTTCAGGCCAATCAAATTGTCTCCAAAAAGACATACGATTAGCAATAGAAGCAATAGTCATCTCATCTTGTCCACCTAAGCCCATAACTCTTGTGTCAACAGAAAGTTCATTTTTAGAATCTAAAGACAACTTGACTAAATTCTCTGCCACATCAGAATTCGCGAGATTCCCCACATAACGGGGATTATAAACACGTGCATCATCCAACTGATTAGGCCTAGAATACCCAAGAAGACGAGCTAAATCAGCAGCACCATTTGCAACCAAACTAGTAGCTTTCGCATACGGACCCAAAACTGGAACCTTAGACATACTACCAGCCACCTTTGCTAAGGCGGAGGCAGGTTTACTAATGAGACCATCAGCAGAAAATTCCCCTACTGTAGAAGTATTATCTGCTTTCAACATGACCTTTTTATTCTTTGTGGGTGCCTGCTTATCATAGGGCTTAGGAAAGCCAAACTCATCCAGATCTTCTGCCTTTACATAACCAGATTGTGCGGCAGCAGTTGTAGGAACAGCAAGTGTCACATTTTCAGCCCATGCAAACACAACAACACTAATGGGGTCAGTCCCGCCGTTTGCATGCTGGAGAATATCAAAATCATGAATAGTAATGCGACCTAAGAAATCTTCCCAGTTTGGAACAGTTATATCAACATAGTTCTCAGGCCAAATAAAAGGCAATAACATTTCGCCACCCTGCGAACTAGTAGGATCGATCAACAAATGGGGCTTTTGAGAAGCTTGAACTAAATCCTCTATAAAGAAAGCCCTATTTTTGGTCACTTGGTCTTGGTTGATATAAGGGTTATATGACATAAGTGCACGTCCGTAATAAAAAGAGTTACCATTAATTAAAACCTTAATCTTTAAGTTACATCGAAGATTGCGGTAACGATTAATCTTATCAAGAACATCACTATTGCCAAAGAAGTCCGACCAAGGATTAAACACCTGGAAGAGACGTGCTCCTCCTGGTGTCCACTGGAATTCTTGAATCTTGACCGGACGCGATAGAAACGAACCGAGTTGCGCATCCTGATACCCAGACAATTTAGTGGTTTCATCGCTATTTGCTAAGATATCATACGACCACGGCTGATCACCATCAATAAAATGTACGTTTTGTGTAGAAGTCTGTGGCATTTCCTTTGAAATAGAAGCACCAACGACTTCAGATACACTAGAATTATTAGTTTCCTCCATTGAGGAATATGTATTTACATTATTAATTTCTGTAGTAAGTAATTTAATTTCTTAGGGTATGAGCTCTACTCAAAGCGCACCCCGCAATACATTTATTTGGTCGACGAATCCTCCCATAAAAATGGGTACTGCACGAGGGCAGTGTCTACGATATGCAAGCCTGTATTATATATATAACATATAAAAACATATAAATACGGTAATCCAATACATAAAGACTATTTTAAACTTATACTACGGATAGATCCGGAGTGCGGACGAGTTTTACGTCATCCCAAGACGGAGCGAGAAATATTTACTCTTCATCAGTCAAATATTTCTCGCGAAAAAGATTCATACGCATATCATACGAAACTCCGAGTTCAGTACACATGTGAGAGACTCCAGTTCGCTGAGCAACCTCAATCATCTGCAATCTTCTCATCTCGTACATTTCACGTCCATATTGCCACCACTCTCGCAAGGCACCATCAATATTCATGGCACTTTGATCTTCAAGAGTGACAGCTTTTGAACGCAAAACAGTATGAAGTGACTTAAAAATCGATGCTTCATCCAATACGCCATGGATCAAGCCAGTTTCCTCATTATAGACATTATGTCTCTTGAGAAAATCAGCATCCGTATCGGACATGTAAGGGGTCGGTTCAGACTCCTTATCAGGCATGGTAAAAACCATATCGCGCTCCTTCAAAAATTGAGCATACGAAATATGATTAAACCAGTCATGTCCTTTACGAACTGATCCCTTCACGTCGTCGCCATACGTCATGACGGCAACGTTAGTACGGAAAGGCTCAGGATTGCCCAAATTGGCAGGATACATCTTGTAATATGCACTTCTCAACAAAAGAGAATTCACAATACAATTGATGTACACTGTCAAATTTTGTCCAGATGGGTTAGATCCTCGATGAATAATAATGTCACCATTATAAGCCACACACGAAAACGCAATCTCAGTTGCAATACCACGCATGATTGTCAAATCATCAGAGGAATACTCCCCACATCTTTCTGCAATATCCAAGAGACACTTGAAGGCAGCAATAATCATACCTGCTGGCATACGCAAGTCGTACTTACTATAATCACCAGCAAGAATACGATTCTCACCAAATTTCTTCATGTGTCGAGCCAGTTGATCCCATTCAGGACCCTGAGCATTAACTCCAACGGCACACTCAGATACAAGTGGAAACAAAGACAACAATCGAGCAATCGGTAAATAGTACTTACGCACCATCAATTGCGTTGCCCAATCAGCCGCCTGAAACACTCTCACCTTATCCTTTCCAATCTTCGTGGGCTCGTCCTTAACACAAGCCTTGAATATCGAGTAGCAACGCCTGCCCGCAAGCAATTCAGAACACATTTTCTCACATTCTTGAGTGATGAGTTCGTCACACCTAGCAGGACAAGCATGCTCAGGATAATCCTCAGGATCCAAAAGCGTAATCATATCACTTTTGGGTCCGGAAAGGGGAAATCCTTTTGAAGTAGATTTGCACATCGCATCAATGAAGCGTGCACCATCTCTTCCACATAGAGTTTCCATCTCAGTGAGAGGCTTAAGTTCCTCTTTGACCATATCAGAAAATTCAGGACGTTCGAAGGTTTCAATGATACCTTCGACATAATCCGTCACAGCTCTATCAATCAAAGAAGGTTCAACACCTGCACCAGGATTTGCTGAATACTCCAAAGAAGCTTGCCACATCTTCCAACGATGGAAGGCAGGAGGACCGTGCTTATTAGGCACGCCAGTAACCTCCTCAACAATTTCAGAAATTGGAGTAGTAACAACATTACTCTTGGTGTGGCTGGCACGTTGATTATTTTGACCTAAATACTCAACGTTACTTCCCACAGGCAAGTAATTAATGGGGGAATTCCTGTGAACATCACGAGAAACAATCACTTGTTTATCATAACGAGTAATAGGAAATGTCCCATTTACATGACTTGGAAAAGCACCTTTCCACGCAGTGCGAGCCTCAACCATAGCGGCAGCAATTTCCGACTGGTTAACAGTCAAAGCTTTGCCACTAGGAGTTCCAGTAATACCACGCAAATGAAAACCAGCAATACACGATTTCTGAAATTTTCCAACTACAGTCGCCATACACATACCAGTAAAGGTGTTGTATGGTGCTTTATATTGGAAACCGGGACCACCGGCTTCAGAATCGCGTGTTGGAGTAATCCTCATGAGATCACGCTTCAATTCTCCATTTGCATTCCTATACAATAACTCACCAGTTCCTGTAACTGAAACAGCTCCAGGGAAAAGATGAGTAATATCAGAATGCACACCTCCTGATGGGATATTGACAATAGCCAAATCCTTACCAGGAATAGGGACCATGTGGGAAACACTCACATAGCCCTTGAAGGTAGAATTGAGATTCTCGGGATTAGATTTCGTAATTAATGCTTTCATATCTTTTCTATTTTCGAAAAGATGCAAAGGCATCAAGTACAAAGTTCCTCCCAAGGCAAGGATATCACAAG